CACTGTCCCACCGACCTTACCGCTCCAGCCGCTGCCATGATGCCAGTTTTTCATGAACTTTCGCGGGCCGAAGGCCCATCCCAACAGGGTCGAAAAACCCTGCCTTTTGTTCGCCCCGTGTTTCCGATTTATTCGCCTCGGCGGATTTTTCATGAAGTTTCGCGGGCGGAACGCCCATCCCAACAGGCCAGGAGGCCTATCCTACAACGAGCGGCGGCAGGTGAGAGGAGAAGATGGCGAGCACAACACAAGAAGAGCTCTATCAAAGTTTTCTGATGGTATCGGGGCAACAGACGTCGGCCCTGGGGGATGCCACGGCGTTGCTGGCCGGTGCGATCGCGCTAGCGAGCCAACCGCAGAGCACTAACCCGGCACCGGTGGCGGGGCAGCAGGCGTTGGCCGTGGGGGATACCACGGCGTTGATGGCCGATGTGATCGCGCAGGTTAGCGGACAGCGGAGCAGCAACCCGGCACCGGTGGCGGCGAGCCAGACGCAGACGGGGACGCAGGCAGGGTCGACCAGCGGCGGGAGCACGGCGGGAACGGTGGCAACGACGATGATGGAGGCCCAACTGGGGCTGCCGATACTGATTGCCGGGCTGGTGAAACTTTTTGGCGGAGGAGGCTCGTCAACGCCCCCGCCGCTGGTAAAATACGCGATGCCGGCGGCGGTGGATTTCCAGGCAGTGGAGAGCCAAGGGCAGGTGACGGGCCTGGATTACGACCAGATGGGAGCGCCGCGAAGCTACGCGACAGCGGGGACGGGCGGAAGGGCGAGTGGCGGGGCGAGCCTGGGTGGCGGGGCACCGCAGATCACATTCAACGTGCAGGCGATGGACGCACGCTCCTTCATGGACCGGAGCGGCGACATAGCGGCGGCAGTGCGGGACGCGATGCTCAATCTGAACTCGATCAACGACGTGGTAAGCGACCTTTGATATGGCGACCTTCCCTAAATTAAAAACCACTGCGATCGCGCAGTATCCGGTGGCGCGACGGGCACAGTTTCAGAATCAGACGGTGCGTTTTGTGGATGGCAGCGAACAACGGTACCGCGATTCGGCAGGCACGCGACTGCAGTGGGATATCCAGTTGAGCGAACTGGACGAGGGCGAACTGGCGGCGGTTGAGGAATTCTTTCTGGCCAGCCAGGGAGCATTCGGCAGTTTCACCTTCACGGACCCGTGGGACGGGCAGGTGTACGACAACTGCAGCGTGGCGGCGGACGACCTGGCATTGGCAACGGTGGAAGAAATGCGCGGGAGCACGAAGCTCACCATAGTACGGAACATTTGAGGCTCATGACAACATACCCACAACTCGGAAGCGGTGCGCTGAGCCAATTCCCGGTGCAGAAGAACCGGCGGGCGCGGACGGTGGTGAATCAGGCCGCGGATGGCAGCAGGATCAAACTGGCGGATCCGGCGGCGAAGGTTACGGAATGGGTGCTGACCTACGCGGATTTGAGCGATGAAGAGGCGACAGCGCTGCTGGGATTCTTCGCGGCGACGGAAGGCACGCTGAAGGGGTTCACATTTCTGGATCCGGTGGGGAACCTTCTGGCCTGGAGCGAGCAACTGGACGAAGCCGTCTGGCAAAAGGACTCGCTACTCAGCCTGACGCCCGGGATCGCGGATCCACGGGGAGGCACGCAAGCGTGGCGGCTGAGCAACGGCGGGGGAGCGGGGCAAGGGCTGGGCCAAACGCTGGCGGCACCGGGACAATACCAGTATTGCTTGAGCGCCTACGTGCGGGCGGCGACGGCGACCAGTGTAGGGTTTACCGCGGGCAACCAGGCGGCGCCACGGGCGGTGACGAGCCAGTGGACGCGGATTGCCTGGACCTCCAGCGGAGACGCACAGGCCACCTCGGTGCGATTCGGGATCGAGATCGGGGCGGGTGAAGTAGTGGAAGTGTACGGGCTTCAGGTGGAAGCGCAAGCGGCGGCGTCGGGCTACAAGGCCAGCACGCTGGGAGGAGTTTACGAAGAGGCGCACCTGGGCGACGATGTGTTGACGATTACGAGCACCGACGCGAATCGCCATTCCTGCACGGTGAAGATCATTCATGCAAACCATCTTTGAGCTCAAGGAACAAGCCGTCACGGACACGCCGCTGCTGGTGTTCGACTGCGTACTCTCCGATGGACAAACGGAGCACTGGAGTACGCACGCCGTGTCGGTGGGGGGAGTGGCCTACAGCGCGCGGTTACTGGGGCACAATGTATTCGAGCTTCAATCATCGTCCGGCCAAGGGATAGACGGTGTGCCGAAGGTCTCGCTAGTGCTGGCGAACGCGGATTCCCACTGTTCGGAGATCGAACGGGCGACCGGGTGGAAGGGTGCGCGCTTGACGGCCGGCCTGGTGTTTTACGATTTGCGGAACGGTGTGCCGTTGACGGACCGATCGGTAATATTCCAGGGGATCTGCAACCCGCCGGACGAGATTCTGGAAGCCACGTTCCGCATCACGGCAACCAATCGGATGAACCTGCAAAGGTTGTTGCTGCCGCAGGTGCGGATCCAGCGGCGGTGCCCATGGGAGTTCCCGAGCGGCGAGCCGCAACGCACGGAGGCGGTGGATGGCGGTGCGAGCGGGAAGTACTCGCGGTATTATCGCTGCGGTTACTCGCCGGGAGTGACGGGCGGAACGGGGACATTGGACGGCAGTGTGCCGTTTGCCGGGTGCGGCTATACGCGGACGGACTGCCAGGCGCGGGGGATGGTCCACAACTTCGGGGGCATCGAGTTCGTGCCCGCGGAGATTTCGGTGAGGGCTTACGGAGCTAAGAGTTCCACGACTTCGGCGGTGTCAGTGAATGCAGCCCGGTACAACGACTTTGTGCCGATGGTTTACGGCACGGCATGGTACAACCCGCCGGTGGTATTCGGGCGCAACGACGGCAACCTGACGCGCATGGAAGTGCTGCTGGGGTTGGGCGAGATGCAGGGAGTGCTGACGGTTCTGGTGAATGGTTACGAGATTCCAGCGGGAGTAAACGGGACCAACATGACGGGGACCGGCTGGTACAACATTCCGACGCTGGGCACGCGGTCGGGCGCCTTCGACCTAAATTTCCTGGATGGCAGCGGAAAGCCGTCGGGAGATCCGTACGGCAGCATGGCGTACTTGTCAGTAGTGGTGCCGAACCGGATCAACAACGGAACGACTCTCCCCAAGGTCACAGTGCTGGTGCAGGGGCTGAAATTACCCGTGTATGGAACGGACGGGAGCTACATCGGCGAGCAGTTTTCGAGCAACACGGCATGGGTGCTGTTGGATATCCTGCGGCGGGCGGGGTGGAGCCTGACGGAAATCGACGTGGCGAGTTTCGCGGCGGCGGCGGCGTACTGCGATGAACAGATTGCAGCGCTGGATCTGTATGGGAACGCGATTCAGTTGCCGCGATTCCAGTGCAACCTGGTGCTGGAAACGCGCAGGGCGGCGGGCGACCTGGTGCGGGGAGTTCGCAACTCATCGAGACTGATGTTGACGTATGGAGCGAACGGGGCGCTCGAATTGCGAGTGGAGAACTCCATGGCACTGGAGATGCCGGCCAAGCCAGCGTGGTCGAACAGCGGGGGACCACTCGAAGGCGGGTGGCCGAGCTACGAATTCGGCGACGGGAGCAACGGGATTTCGGGCCTGATGCGGAAGCCGTCCGGCGAGCCAAGTTTTCGGGTCTATACGCGGAGCATCGCGGACACACCCAACCTGTTCGCGGTGGAGTTTCAAGATTCGCTGAATGAATATCAACAGGATAGTTTTTCGCTGGTAGACGCCGACGACGTGGCGCGCAGCGGGCAGGAAGTGACGCAGACGGTGGCGGCGTTGGGAATCGCGAATTTCGACCAGGCGGCGCGGATACTGAAGCTGAACCTGGATCGCTCCGTGCGGGGCAACACGTACGTGGAGTTCGAGACGAGTGTGAGGTCATTCGGGATCCGGCCGGGAGATTTGATCACGGTCACGTATCTCAAGGAGGGGTTGAACCGGCAGGCATTCCGGGTGCAGAAGATCGCACCGGGGCCGAACCACCGCACCTCCGCGATTACGGCACAGATTCATGACGATTCGTGGTACGCCGATAGCAACGGACAGGTAACGTCGGCAAGTGGCGGCCGGCGCCAGGGCAGCGCCGGCATCGGCGTTCCGCGTCCGTTGCTCGGCACTGTTCTGGATGCTGAGGGCAACATCCAGTTCGGAGTCGAAGAATCGGCAACCACGGCGGGCGACGGCTCGGTGCAGACGAACCTACGGGTGGGGTTCGTAACGCCAGCCGTCGCCGTGGTGGCGGGGCCGGGAATCCCGCTGCTGAGCCTGGCGGCAACGCTGGGGACGGGCGGAACGCTGCATAGCGGCCAGACGCTCTACTATGCGGTGTCCGGGGTGGATGGGTCGGGGAATGAGAGTGCGCTCTCCTTCATTGTCCGCGCGGTCACATTGAGCGACGGGAGTAGCGTGACGCTGGGCGGCCTGAGCTTTTCTCCAGACACGGTGAGCTTTGACGTTTATCGCGGGAGTACGCCGGCGCAGTTGTTCCGAATCGCTTCGAACCAGGCGATTGCCGCGCAGTTCACGGATACGGGATTCGACAAGCAGTTGATCGCCCCGCCGGACTCAAACTTCGATCACGCGAACTTCTATTGGCGGATGGAACTGCAATCGGAGAACGCGGTGACGATTCACAGTGCGGCGTCAGTGGGAAACGACGGATTGCACATGACGGCAAACCGGTACCTGAGCATGATCGCGCGGATCACGAGGGGACTGGGTGCAGGACAGGAGCGGGCGATCACGGGCAATACGGCGACGACACTCGCGGTATCGCCGGGATGGACGGTGGTACCGGACGCGAGCAGTTTCTTCGTGGTGGCGGAGACAGGCTGGCAGTTTGGAGCGCTGGCAAAGAGCAGCCCGGTGCAGCTCACGGTGCCGAACCGCGGCGGCGAGACGGTGGAGGTGTGCGGACGCGCGGCCAACGTGAACGACCTGGAATGCGCGGCCGAGCTATCGACGGTAACGCGATGGCAAATCGGCGGCAGTGGAACGACCGACGCGGACGTTCCCCCGGAACCATACTTCGGGTTGGGGGCCGGGCAGGGCGGCGGCACGGTGGAACTGAGCGGGGTGTCGTTTACCGATCTGACAAACACGACCACAATCTCATCGGCCACGTTGACGATGCACTACTGGGACGAGCTGAGCGGGTTGCCGGCGTTGGGGCTGGCGGCGGATGTGACGGCGGGGGCGACGCAGATGGATTTCATGTCGGCGAGTTCAGCGCTGGCCGGAGATTATTGCCAAGTGGGCAGCGAAGTAATGCGGATCACGGCCGTGCAACTGAGCGGGAGACGGTACCAGGTGACGCGGGGAGCACATGGATCGACGGCGGCGGCACATCCGGTGGCGGCAAATGCGCTGGCTTTTGGGTTCTACAACTCCTACGGCACGGGGTACGCCCACACGATCACGATTGGAGCGCGAACCTATACTCATGCGCAGTTGGCGGGGGATGGAAGCGGCGATATCGCGACGGCGCTGGGGGCGCTGATCGCGGCCGCGGCGGATGTGAATGCGACGGTGACGGTGACCGCGAACAACGTGACGCTGGTGCCGCGCGCGGCGGTGCAGGCGGCGGTGGCGTGTTCGGCTAGCGACGGGAATGCGGCGGGGACGATTCAGGCCGGGGCGCGGGTGTACGCGCTGAAGGTGAAGACGGCGATCGCGGCATTCCCGGCAGACTTCTTCGGAAGTCCCTACAGCGGAAGTTGGAGCCAGGTAGTGACGCTGCCCGATGTGCGAGTGGCAACCGCGGAGTTGTTCGTGACGAATGCGCGCGGCAACAGTCCGGCGAGGAGTATCTGCCTAACCAGCTCGGTGGACCAAGGGCTGCGGACGCTTTCGGGAGGGCAATACTCGATTCAGGTGGACGGGCATCTGGCGGTGGAATCGCCGGTGGCTCCCGCTTTGGTGGTGGAGGCGGCACACTCGGTACGGGACGTCTTCGCGGTGCTGGGGAGTGTGGCGGATGCGGTGGTGATCCTTCGGGTGGACGTGGATGGCTCACCCTATTGCACGCTATCGATTCCGGCCGGCACGACAGCGTCGGCGGCGGCCGATGGGAATGTCACGGGACCGCTGGCGACGGGCGCGAAGGTGACGCTGTCGGTGCTTTCGGTGGGACAAACCTATCCGGGGGCTAACCTCACGGTGCTAATTCGACTCTAATGCCGGAACAACTTACCAAGCTGCGTCCGGACCGGGATATGCAGTGCTACTTTGAACGGCCGTCGGCGGTGGCGGCGCTGAGTGGCGCGTCGGCAAGCGGGTTCACGGTTTCGGGATGCTGGCGGCAGCAATCCGATTGGGCGGTGATCGAGTGGAATCGCGACAATGTGTTCGAACACCCGTCGCTGCGCAATCTGCCGGATGGCGACTTGAGCGGAATCACGTTGAGCTACCAGGAGACGCGGACGAATTGCATTCCGCTGGATTCCACGCTGTACGCGACGGTGGACTGGCCATATCTGCGGGTGTGGTTAGAGACAAGCGGCGTGACGCCATACTATGTAAGGTTGTCGGATTACGCGACCGCGGTGGGCGGGTCTGCGGACGCGACGGTGCAGTTCGAGTTACAGGGCACGGCGACCGCGGGCGACTACATCGAACTGGCCTGGCTGGATCAACACTTCAATTACCGTCTGGTGAGCACCGACACGCTGGCGACCGCGGCGGGATTCCTGGCGGCGGCGATCACGGCGAATCAAGCAACGGGAGCGGTGAGCGCCACGGCCAGCGGCACGCAGATCACACTGACGTGGCACGGCGCGCCGGGATCGAATGGAAACCGGATCGGCGTATACGGGACGGTGCACGGATCGGGGACGGAAGAATGGGCGCCAGGGTCGGCGAAGTTCGCAGGCGGAGCGAGTCCGGCGGCGTGGCAGATTAATCTGCCATTCGGAACGTTGCTGGATAAAGATGGCGCCCCGGTGACTATGACTAACGTGCGCAAGATGCGCTGGACGTGGGCGGCGGATCTACAGAGCGGGAACTTTGCGCGCAGCGACTTCGCGGTGGCGGTGACGAACTGGAGCGTGAGCGGGACAAAACAGCAGTACTCCGTTGCCGGAACGGGGAGCCGTCGCATCGAGGACGACTCGGCAACAGTCGCTTATGCAGGGAATTGGACGGAGGCTCGGGGGAATTACTCGGGCGGGTCGATCCGGTGGACGAGCACGCCGGG